TTGCTGCATTAATCCTCCTGCTAACATACCTATACCGGCTAATCCTGCTGCTCCTCCAGCAGTAAGACCTCTACCCACGGGTTTTTGACCTCCTATATTTTGAATCATTCTACCTTGATTAGAATTTGCTGCGTAGACTTGACCGCTCTTTGCAGTTACTGTACCTGCGCTGTAGAACTTACCTCCTACTCCAGCACCCATTGGTGCAAAACCCATCATACCGGCTCCAGCTGCTCCTGCTCCGCCCATTCCTGCCATAGATACGAACATCGGAGTAGCGGGAGTAGCTCCTCTGAGTTTACTTGCTAACATCATTCCAGCTAAGGAAGCGATACCTACACCGCTAGTAGCAAATCCTATAATAGTTTTTAAAAACTTACTTTCAGATAATCCTGTTATGGCGTTAACTAATTTATTAAATGTAGGTTCAAAATCCTGAAAGAAGTCTACAAATGCACTTTTTAATTTACCGACAGCGTCTTGGAATCGTTTAGCAACATCTTGTTGCTGCTGGAGTTTTAGTAAAGCATCTTGTTCTGATTCTGCGTCACCATCTTCTACCATTCGCCTAATCTCAGCTGCCTGTGCTGCAGATAAGTCCCTAGCTTCCTCACCTAGGCTGTTTAAAAGTTCTTGCTTTAACAACATCTCAGACATTGCATCAGAACTTAATCCAAATGCATTTGCCATCGATTCACGTTGAATAACATTCATCTGTTCAAACTCTGCAAGACTTCCGATTTGATTAGTTAATTCTTTAGCTAATGCTAGATCATCGCCTCTTAACGCTGCAGCACGAGCCCTTTCTAAGTTTAGCTCTTTTCCAGTTAATATCTCAGCTTCAAGTTCTTTTTGAATAGAGCTTTCAAAGTCTAATAGCGAGCTTGCTATACCGCGCAACTGCTCAAAAGACATCCCTAATTTTTCGGTAGCTACAATAGCTTCACCGATAGCTTCTGGGTTTCTTCTTAGATTAAGTAAAGTAGTTGCTGATAAGTTTTTAACTTTTTCTAAAGCAGTACTGGTTGAAATAAATAAATCATTATTTTTACCAGCTTGAGATACGCTCTCTGCTAAGTTGCCAGCAAAATCCTCAGTGCTCTGTCCTGTTGTTCTTGCTAAAGTTTCTAATTTAGCAGCTGCTTCAACAGATACTCCCATATACTCAGTAGTAAGTATAAAGTTTTCTAATGTTTTGCCGCTGAATTCGACTGTAGTACCTAATGCTTGATTAAGTTGTCCGTTAGCAGCAATAAGCTTCTCTGTAGTTATTCTAGAGTCTTCACTTGAGTTTGCGAAATCTGCAAATCTTTCAGCAATACCTTGAGCGTTTTCAATACCAAGTCCTAACTGCTTGTTTAGATCTCCTGCTCTTTTACTCCCTGCGATTAAAGCGCTAACAATTGCTGTACCGATAGTGAGAGCGATCTGCTTAGATAAAGCAAGAGTTCCAGCCATTCTAGCTTGAAAAGGACCAGCACCTTCTGCTGATGCTTTTTTTGCGGCTTCTGCTGCTTTATCAAAAGCCGGTGCTATTTGATTTCCTATCAGAGGAATTTTACCAAGTATTTGACTTATCTTTTCAAATCCTTTTCCAGCTTCAGCAACTTTATCTACTTGAGTCGCTACCCGTTCGGCTGCTTTAGCAGCGCCATCTAACTGATCAGCAAAGTCTAATGCTCCTTTTAATGCTGCTTGAAGGGATGCTAGTTCATCTTTGTTTGCTAGCTCGATCTGACGTTTTATAACAAGTATCTTCGATTCAATACCGTTTTGCTCTCGCTTAATAGCATTGTACCTTTCCATTAACTTGTTTCTACCTGTCTGAGAGGTTAAGTCTTCTTGAGTAGCTTTTGCGAGATCTCGAGCAGCATTAGCAGCTTGACGAGTATTGTCGGTTAATCCAGATAAGTCGGTATCCTTGAGGAGTGAATTAAAAGCTTTTTGAGATTGAGTAATACCGTCTTGAAAGCTAGATAACTCAGCTTTTAAATCAGCAAACTCTTGCTTATTGAGATTTCCGAAATTTCCTTCAGCCATAATGCAATTATACTATAATAATAAATAGGTTCCTACTGTTTTTTAGAGACAGTAGTTGTATAACTTGCTTTACGTACCGCTTCAGGTACTTGAACGTTATTTGTATTCTCTGGGGTAGCTTCTTGAATACCGGATGCTTCTTTAGAAGCCTTTTGTTGAGCTTCGTATTCTTCAGTGATTTGCTGTTCGATAGTCTTGGAAGTAAACTTCCTTAACCATATAGGCATATTATAAACAGTCTCCCAGGTAAATCCTCCTCTACCGTAGAATACTATATCGTGAATCTGCCTAAAGATTATCTGTCTATACTCAGGCGTCAGGCCAAAAAAAGTTAATCCCGATCGGCAGAGTAGCCTCCTTGTCTACTCCATCGACATCTTCGTAAGTTACCGTTAGGTCAATGTCTGGTGAAACTCTTACATACTCTTCTCTCAAAGCTCTAGCGTCTTTTGCTAATAATCCGTAATCAACGAACTCTCTGATATCGTTACGATCTGATGATCCATTAATAGAACTAATCATATGCTTTAATCGAGTAGTGGCTTCTGTAATATTATCTTTATTAATCTTTTGAAGACCTCTTACTTCTTGTTCGATTCTCTTCTCGTCACCGTGAGTGAGTAGTTTAAACGTTACTACGTTATCAGTAACCGGTAACTGGAATGTGAATTCGTTTTGTCCTCTAATATAAAGAGATTCATCTACTTCTTTATTCTCAAACAAAGATAGGTCTACAGATTGAGGTCCGTTACCTAGATTAAACTCGTAATCTTTACCATAAGATAAGATACGTGCAGCAATCATAATTGCATTCTTATCTCCTACTAGAAGATCATCGTAGCTGATATCAGATGTAATCAGAGACTGTAATAGCTTATCAATAACTACGCCTTTCTTGATGTAGTTCTGATTGGTAAGGATGTCTTCTTCCCTTGCAGTCATGTATTTCATCTCCACAGTACCGTTAGATAGTGGATGACCTTCTGGGTAAATTAATCCTTTGGATGGTAATTCTACTGTTTCAGTAGGTAATTTGAATTTTGATTCCATATACTTGATTAGTTGTAACTCAATTTATATATAAATATATGAAAAAAGAAAACCCGAACCAACTAAGGCTCGGGCTTTTTTATTGCTTGACAGGGCGAGGTTTATTTTTCTTCTTTCTCTTCCTTGTCTTCCTTCTTTTCTTTCTTAGGAGCTTTTTTCTCTTCTACCTTTTCTTCTTCTGGCATATAGGTCTTCTTATACTCTTCCTTGACTCTCATAGCCATCTCGTGAAGTTCTTTGATCATACCTTCTTGCGCACCTACTTTAGCTTCATCAGCCATCTCTTTAAAGTATTGACTGCCTTTAATTTCTGCTAACCTACCTTCGTAAGCATCTAATACTTCAGCGATAGTTTCCAACTTCATCTCCATTGCTGCTTTGTTGCAACGACCTTCAATGACTGCTGCCATCTCTTTCATGTCTTTACATCCTAAAGCTTCCTGAACGTATTCAGCAACAATCTCTCCTATTGCTTCTTCAGCACCTTCTCCATATGTAGGATCCTGTGCACGAGGATCAAAGGGATCGGTAGGTTTAGAGCCGTACTGTGGTGTACCGACTTTTTCCTGTACTTGTTTATTCTCTGCTAAAAATTTTCTTAAATCAAAATTATCCATAACTTAAATATTAGAAGTTTAGTACGCAATAATCCATTGCGAGGGTTAACTGTACTTCAACAGCAGTATCTGTAGACCAGTTGTACTGACCGAAGTTTGACTGCTGAATAAATGCACCTTTAATGATCCACTCTCCTACGATATCTCCTACAGGACCTAAAAGATTTAATGTAATATCTTTTTTGTAGAAATCAGAGTAACCGGCTCTACCAGTTACTGATTCGTAAGATAAACGAGCCCATTCCATTACTGCTTGAGCACCTGAAGGTGTAATTGGATCGTATAAGGTAAGAGCCATGTTCTGCCACTCTCTCTTACCGCGAATCTTTCTGTAAGTATTAATATGGTCAAGCTTTACTATATTGTCTGTGAAAGACGGTGAAGCTGCACTCTTAACCATGTATGATGGAATCCCATCGATGTACATGATAAACCTATTCGCTACCTTCGGTTCGAAGGCGGTGAACATGATTTCATTTGGATCTAATGTAGGCATCGTGTATTTAGTTTACTTTATTATAAATAGTTACGCTCCGAAACTTGCTCCTGTTGGCTGTACAACAAAGTCTAGTACGATGAATTCAGCAGTCTTAGTTGGCTGGATAAAGATCTGACCTACTAATTGATTTCTGTCGATTACATCTGCAGTGTTGTTTGTATCATCCATTACTACTCTATAAGCGTAAAGACCTTGTCTCTGTACTACAGACTCTAAGTATGGGTTAACAGTTGCTAAGAATCTATTTCTTGTAGCGATTGTGTTTTGTTCGAATACCAAGTTGTTGGCTTCATCACCGATGAAGTTTTTCAAGTTGATTAATAATCTTCTAACGTTTACTCTATCTAAAGCTGATGCTTTAGTTTGTAATGTTTTCTGACCGTAAGCAACTACTCCTGAACCTGGGAAGGTTGCAAGTGGGTTAACTTTACCTTGGTATAATGTATCTCTATCTGATTGAGATAGTTTTCTTTCTGCACCAACTACTGTTGGAATTCCTCCTCTTAATAGACCGGCTGGTGCGAACCATTCAGCACCTACTCTATCAGTGAAGGCATAAACACCGCCGATAACTGTAGAAGCTGGAGACCATACGTTTCTTCCTAATTGATTATCAACAATTTTAACCCATGGCCAGTAACTAGCTGCGAATGAGCTATTCATTGAATTAGCTTGAGTTGTCACGGTTGATACGCTACCTGCGTGTCCTACTAAGTCAGTTACGTAAATTGCATCACCTCTATCTTCAACCATATCAACAAAGCTAGTCACTACAGAAGAATGTAAATCTTTAGTAATACCCGGTGTTAATAATACGTTGAATCTGTACTCATCTCTATTAGCTAATGTAAGAGTAGCGAGATCGTAATTAGTACCTGTGGCAGCGTCTGCATCTAACCCTTGTGTATCTGCTGCTGAGATGGATTGGTAGAAGTTAGCTTCTCTACTAGAATCAAATAATGCACCCGTAGCGCCTTCAAATGATCCTTGGTAAGAACCACTGCCGATGGTGAAGCCATCAAATAATGTGGAGAAGCTAGTATTAGCAGTACCGTCAGTAGTTAAGTAGTCAGGAGTCTTAACTGCTACATTAGATACGTATACGTACTTAGAAGCATTAGGATAATCACCACTAACTGTTACAGCACCGTCTGAACTTACTGTTCTGTACTGATCACCAATTACTTTAGAGATATAATTTGTTGATTTAGGATCTAAAGATACGTTCTGGTAGGATTCTAAGATAACCTTGTTTTTGTGGTTATCATCTCCTCTTCTAATAACTAAAGAGAAAGTACCTTGAGATACGTTTTTAGCAGTAATCTCCCATCTGAGGTTATCTGCAGATCCGGATTCTAGAGCTTCGTTAGCTAGTGCAGCAGATCCAGAGTTATTCATCAGTTCACCTTGTGCGATAGTAGATAAGGTAAACCATTCGTTTGAACCTGAATAGATTATTGCGTCTGCGCTACTATAGTCTTGATCAGTTACTCTGGTTACTAGTAAAGAAGAGCCGCCTTGCTCAAAATATTTTTCAGCTGCTAAAGATGTAAAGTGGCTGTAGTAGTCGCTACCTGATTTAAAAGTGCTGCTGAATGTATTTAAGTACTCTCCGTAAGATCTTACAAGAGTAGGAATACCTGGCTGTCCTTTAACAGTAGGTCCTACTAATGCTGTTGAGATCTCACCTGGGGCGGGAGTGATGAAAGATAGGTCATTCTCTCTTGAAAATACACCTGGTGATAAAATTCTTTCTGCCATCGTTATGAAGGGTTAGTTTGTTCTTTATATAAATATGTGACTAAAGTGCAAAAATGTTATTCTCGTCCAGCTACGTAAGCATAGCTTCCGGATAATCCTAATGGCACTTGAGTTGTTGCTGCGCTTCCTGTGTATTCTATAGAAGCGGTTGCAGGGTTGTTTGTAAACGTATAAGATCTTACCCAGTTACTATCTCTAAAAGTAGTAACCGTCTGGTCGCTGTTTTTTAGTTGAGAGATATTACCGGATGGTAGTCCTGTTTTATCAAAAGTTATCCATGCAATAGATCCAGAAAAATTAGTACCGGATTGTGCTGCTGTACCTCCGATGTAAAAATGATCGTTGTTGCTTACGTTAAAATCTACGTCTTCCAGTATACCGGCTGAGTTTGTGGTTTTAGTACCGGTGACGCGATTCTGTCCGTTAATGTAAAATTTATGATCAGCTAATACAGGTCCGTTTAGATTTTTAGTTGATCTGTTTAGTTGAATATACGTATATCCGTTCCCATCCTTACCGGAGAGGTCTTTGACCCACGAAGTGTACTTAAACCTATATATACGAGTTGCGTTATTATTTTTATAACGAAGCCCAATATTACCTCCACCTAATATACTTATATCAATTGAGCAGCTTTGGAAGGATCCTGAGTATGTGTGAAACAGTGTCTGATCATGTCCTGCTTTAAGTCTATCAGGTTTAAACATAATACCGTAAGAATACGCACTTCCTGAAATAGCTGCAATTCCTAAATCTGCATTTGATGCAGTTAAAAAGAAGCTTCCATCAAAATCTGCTGCTTTAGTCTTATATACTATCTCTGAAGTCGCGGGTGGGGTTGGGGTTGGTACGTTGCTCGGTGGGGTGGATGAGTTAGCTGGCGATGGC